GAGATGTCCATTATGGGGATCTAATCCCACAGCATGGTCCGGGAGCTGTTGCGGATAAACTTTCCAGTAATGGAAAGTACCGTAACAAAACCTGGACTAGACGACTCGAGGGAGTTCTACCTTCCTACGAGTACCTGATTCCTAACGCTCGTTACTCAAGCGAGTTGGATCAGGTGTCCCTCCTTGAACCCGGTGCCGAAATGCCTGTTAAGGTTATTTCGGTTCCTAAGACGTTGAAGACGCCCCGTATTATCGCTGTAGAGCCTACGTGTATGCAATATACACAGCAAGCTCTTAAGCGCTCTTTTATGGGACACTTTGAGAAGGATAACTTCCTTCCAAAGGTGATCGGCTTCCTTGACCAAACTCCTAATCAGGAGATGGCTAAGAAGGGTTCGATTGATACCCGAACCGCAACACTCGATTTGAGTGAAGCCTCCGATCGTGTCTCCAATCTGCTCGTTAAGACGATGATGCATCGTTGGCCTAGTCTGACAATGGCCTTCGATGCTACTCGTTCTAAGCGGGCGTACGTACGCGAGTTCGATGAAACTATCGAGCTCGCTAAGTACGCGTCTATGGGTTCAGCGCTGTGTTTCCCGGTGGAGGCGATGGTCTTTACGACCCTCATCTTTGTCGGGATCCAACGGTCGCTCAACAAGTCCCTTACGCGTCGAGATTTGCATAATCTCGCGCGCACGGTACGTGTCTACGGGGACGACTTGATTGTCCCCGTCGACCATGTGCATCACATTATTGCGGCTCTTGAGCACTTTGGTGCAAAAGTTGGCCGCCACAAGAGCTTCTGGACTGGAAAGTTCAGGGAGTCTTGTGGGAAGGAATATTATGGCGGTGAGGACGTATCCATTGTCCGTATCCGCCAGCCTATTCCGACCGATAATGCAGACGTTAAGGGAGTCATCGCCACCGTGGCGCTCCGGAACCAACTCTATATGAGTGGTTACTGGAAAACCGCGGGGTGGTTGGATAATCGCATAAGGAAAGTGATCCGTCACTTTCCGAATGTGGAGCCAACGTCTCCCTTGTTGGGCAGGATATGCTCCTTGGGTTATCAGCCCGAGAAGTATCATCCCAAACTCTACAACCCTCTAGTTAAGGGTTATAAAGTA